GTGGGGGTAGAAGCTTTGAGCCTTTTTTCCTTCACCCGATTTCCACCTTAAGATTTTGACCAATTACCAGTCAGTCACAATGTATCCAGTATGATTGTAAATGGTTGTGATTTTTCCCAACCCCATGCGGTATTCGTCCCAATCGGCGTATTTCTTTGTGGCACGCACGACTGGCATTGGATTTTTAGGAACATCAGTGCCAAATAAAGGAGCTCCTGATGTGAATGGACACACCATACGATCAATTAGTGTTTTATACTGCGGAACTTCATGCAAATTCACTAATTTCCACCACTCTTCGTTCAATCCAAAACGTTGACTGAATATTTCATCCATATCCTGCGGACCAACATCTGAACCACCACCGTCAATTAGTATTTCCACTAACTCGCGAATAACGCAATATATTGATGGTGTGACGCCGACGGTATACAGATACCCAATTAATTTAGCATGAAGATTTTGCAACGTCAATGGTTTTGTACTGTCAACAAACAACTTAGGCAGGACCTTATATCCCTCTCGAGCAAACGACCAATGAAAGGTATCAGTAATTTGATTAGAACATCTGGGGCAATACACCAGGATCCACCTGAACTTCAAGAATGTGGGGTAATCACCCAAGTCATAACGTCCTTCACACGTCTGACAGTCCCGATTGTAAATTTCATGGTCACAATTTGTTTTTCGATCGAATGAATGTCCTCCAATATGCGCAAATTCAACGATTTTAGTATGAATCTTAAAATCGTCTACTGGAATCGTAAACCTGAAAGTTTTCTTCATGACATCAGGAATGCGCTTTAATTGTTCTACTGTCCAATGGTCACGACTGAAGCAAGCAAGTGCGTCATCTCCAAACACTTTGATTGTCAAATGATCTCGCCAATCTTTCCTTGCAAAGAACTCCGGATTAATTTGCTTCAGCACAACAATTTGAGCTACATAATTGCATGCTGAGTTCATAAAGCTAGTATCCCAAGACCCGCTCATCATAGCAGCGGCAATACCAAACCAACCACTTCCACTAGGACAGTTGAAAGCTTTAAATTTATGACACTCAATAACACGCAAAAAGAAGGCCAAAAATACTTGTGAACGAGTATCAACACCAATATCGTAAAATGCACCAAAGCTACGAGCAACATTGGCCAACAAACTAGCAAGCATGTTCATGTCCCATTTTTGAACATCCCATTCAACAATGATAACCTTATCCAATATTGACTTCTCAAGAGCGTCTTTAGCTTCAATCATCTGCAATTTGGTCGCACCATGTGGAATAGTTAAAGTCAAACTATCCCAAGAACGACGGAACATTTCAGATGCAAATGCTTGTGCGGAACCGCCAAAGAAACTCATTCCAATTGCTATTGGCATATTCTTAGTTTCAGTGCCTATACCACCACACGATGCAAAAATACCATAAATCATACGAAGTATAGTGGACAACACTATATGAACGACAAAGAACATACGTTCGCCAGGTGCAGTGTAATACTGATGCATACCAACATCAGTGTCGCTTTGCTGAACAATACGAACCTTACCACATTTAACTTCTGCTTTGATTGCACATTGAGCAACATTTGGTATTTTAGACGACACGATCTTCATTTTACTGTCAAATCGGTCCTCAAAAGATGTTTCCTCGGCAAGTTCTTCGATGTATACTTTTGTAGCTTGGGCAACGTGATGCTTTTTGTAACATCTCGGCAAGTCCTTGATTACACCTGGAGCAGTCATCTTGTCATCAACGACACAATCAGTTCGAAAGTCTGGAACCATAACACTCTTGTACTTGAAGAACGTACAATCTGTGTGCATCGTCTTGATTGCAAATGACAAATCAGTCCAATATTCAGGTTCACGAGGCTGATCCAATGTTTGATGAGAAAAATAACTCAACAACTTAGGAAAGTAATCCATGGAATGGCCAGAGCACCACGCTTCATGGAACCCAAACACACCGTGCTGTGAGTCCAACCGAAGGAAATTTCCGCACCTTGGACATGGGGGGGGGGCATTGCTGGAACGCAAATTAATCAAATATGCCATCGCTTGAGCATCAAAAGTGTATCCGCAAGGACAAAGTATTGAAGGTCGATCATCAATTCGAACATAATGAACATCAGGATAACTACGCCTAGAATTGTATTCCATGAGAACAGACAACACATCAGTACGAATTCCAGGCGGTGGCCTAAAATGAACCTTGTAGTCACGCGCATTGACATGTGGAATTTTGACTTGAATCATTGCGCCACTACCTGCAGCAACTAACCTCAATACTCCATTTAACTGCTTATCCGTCTTGGGCATAGTAAAATATTGCACCATAATTCTCAAAGATTCAAGAAGTGGAATAGATGTAGGCTGATCGCCGACACGTGGAATAGCAGGAAATTTGTAACGTACTTCCTTTTGATAAAGCTGAGCGACCTGGTCACAATCAGAACATCCTTTAACAGATTCACGCTGATGTGCATTACAACGTAAAATTCTCTTCTTATCTTTTTGACCACCTTCCATTAAAACACCGTCACCAAGGCGACGGTATGAAGACAATGTAATAAACGAACCTTCCATTTCTGTCTCAATATAATCAATAGAATACCTGTAAATAAGATAAAGATATAACAATCTAGCAAAGGACTCTGGAGAAAAGAAAACCTTAGCTTCACGCAAAGTTCTGGACAACACGTAGGATACCTTGGATTTGATAATTGAGATGCGACAGCAGCCCCACCCCACAGTAAAGC